CCATTATAGACACCCTCCTTTACTATAAACTTGCAACTTCGCCATTGTATATAATTAAGTCGTCCATTACAGCTTTTGTTCCTTTGTATGCAAATAGACCAAATGCTGTTGCATCACTAAATTCTACTTCTCTTGGGTTGTAAATTGATGTCATAACTGGTTGAGCAACTGCTCCTCTTACCATTACTACATAATTTACTCCATTTGGTAGAAATACACTTGAGTAAATGCTTGTGTTATTGAATGTTCCTTGTTCATAATTTGCAAGTTGTCCTAATTTTAGATTGTTAGAAATAGAATTAATTTTATTTCTTAATCTTCCATATGTTGCAGGACTAGCAACTATTTCAATCATATTTCTTGGAACACCATTTACAAAATCATTCTTTGTTGTTTCAATAGCTTCAATAGCTTGTTCCATTTCATCTTCAATAGATGGATTTGTTCCTGTTGGTGTAAAGCTTGTTCCTTTATCAACTGCTTCTGCAAAGAATTTAGTATCTAATTCTACTGCTAGAGCATCTTGATGATTTCTTGTTCTTCTTTCAATTAATCCATTTACGCCATATGTTTTAAGGTCTTTTTCTTCTACTTCTTCAATGTATTCTGTGTCATCATTGATAGCAATTACAACTGGTTGTGCTGTTATTTTATCAGCATATCCATGTCCTCTTGCTGTTCCATAAGTTTTTCCACTTACATTTACAAATCTTTTTGCTTCTACTGTACCACTTGTTGGGTCTCCACTTAAATCTGTGTTTTTAAGTCTTGAAGCTAACGTTATTGCTTGAATGTTCTCAATAACTTTTCCATATTCCTCTGCAAGTTTATCCTTTGCATCAGAACCTCTTAATTGAATACTTAATGCATCAATTCTAGCCATTTTAAAATTCCTCCTTTTAATTTACCACATTACTGGCATTTCTTTTTTTATTGTGTTTTCTTCACTGTCTCCCATACCTGGCATATCTTGTACTTGATTTGGGTTAGCAAAGATATCTGACTTATCCTTGGTTATTTCCTCAAATAAGTCTTTTGCAGATTTTCCACCATTATTTGCATCTTTTAAGGCTGTTTTAATATCATTAATTATTGCATTCTTTGTATAATCATTTATAAACTTTTTATCACCAAATGCTTCAACAATATTGTTTGTTAGAATTTCATCATCTTTTTTAGCCTTTTCATCTGCAACTCTTTTTTCTTCTTTAGCTTCCATATCTGCAATTGTGTTTTTTAGATTAGTTATTTCTTCAGAACTTGGAGCATTTTTTACTTGTTCTTTTAAATCATCAATAGTTTTTTTGTATTCATCTTTTAGCTTGTCCGTTTCAGTATTTACTACTTTTCCACTTTCAGCAAGTATTCCTTTAATATCTTCTTTTGATAATTTAAGCTTTTCCTCTCCAATTTCTAAATTCTCTAAATAATCCTTTAAACTCATAATATTTCCTCCTCTAATCCGATTTTTTTCAGTGGTAAACTCCACCATTTAGAAAAGTAATTGTAATTTTACAGATAAATTACAAAACCTTTATATTATATCTCTTTCGAGCTATAACCTATAATTTGTTTTTTTACCCTTTCTTAAATTATCTTCTGCTTTTAATAATTGTAAATTTAAGTAATGGCATAATGCTATAACATCTTTTTCTGTTTTTGCTGTCGATAAAGGTATAATGTGGTCTATATGTACTTTTTCTTTATAATCATATTTATATCCATAATTGGTTTCAAATGTTTTTAATAAATGCTCAATAAAAACATTATATTCGCATCCCAATATTTGCTCACTTTTTGTTTCTTTTAGATATCCCTTTCTTCTAAAAGCATTTCTTATAATATCTCTTGTTTGCCTTTTAAATTTTTTTATAGGGTCATTTAATATTATTTGCTTATAGTTAAAAGCATATTGCTTAAATTTATCAGGATTTTGTTCTCTGTATTTTTTATATCTTCCAGTTTCTTTATATTTAACATATATTTCTTGTAACTTTTCTTTATTATTTTCTCTATATTTTTTATTTTTTAATTTGTATTTTTCTATATTTTTATAGTAATGTTCTTTTTTTATTTTTGTTTCACATTCTTTACAATAAGAAGAAATATAATATTTTCCATTTTTATCTTTTTTATACCTAAAATCACTTTTTTCTTTATATTGTTTGCATTTTGTACATATTTTTTTCATACTTATCTCCTTATTAGATACATACTAAAAGGGTAATGCTTTACTCAATAAGGTTTCAAGCAAATAGTTTCGAACCTACTGTCCCCATTTAATATCTAAATAAAAAACACCAATCTATTTACTAGACTGGTGCTCCTCTTTTAATTGGCACTCTATTTCATTAATTTTTTTACATCTGCCACACATAATTTGTATTATACCTATAAAGTTACCCTTAAATAACAATTTATGACAATGCTGACATCTAATTTCTTCCATTTGTACCTCTTAAATACTATCATATTTTTTTCTTTTTTGCAATACTTTTACGTGTAGTTTTTAGTCTTTTAGTAATTTCTTTTTTTTCTTCTTTTACTTCTTGTTTTTCTTCTTTTATTTCAACCTTTTTAGGTTCTTCTTTCTTTTCAGGTATTACTTCAATTACTTCAACAAATGCTCTTTGTTTAGAATTTTTTCCTAATAAGTAATCTGCTAATTCTTTAGTGCATTCAAATGTATCATCAATAAATAGTTTACCATTTTCATTTCTTGCTTTTCTTATAATGTTTTTTAATTCTCCAAATCTTCCTAAATAAAAATCTTCTATAACTCTTACTTTTATCATTTTTTCCACCCCCTTTACTATTCTTATAAATCTTTCTAATTTTTCTATATCTTTTTCTGCATCTATGTCTGTTGTATAATCATCAATTACTTTATAATCTAATTTAATATAATTATTTAGAAATGCTTGAAGCTCGTTTACAACAGGGTTCCCTTTTAAAAAAAATTATTGAAGCTATTAAGGAATTAGTTACTGATGCTAACTTTGACTGTAATGATTCAGGTATTGCTTTACAAGCTATGGACAACTCACATGTTGCTTTAGTTGCTCTATTATTACGTGCTAATGCTTTTGAACCATATCGTTGTGATAGAAACTTGTCTCTTGGTATTAGTATTGCTAATTTTGCTAAATTATTAAAATGTGGCGCTAATGATGATACTATTACTATTGAAGCCGATGAAAATGGTGATTCTTTAAACCTTACTTTTGAAAATGAAAGTATGTTAAGTAGATAAAAAATATTATTGGAAAATATTTTAAAAATGGAAATATTAATATATTTGTATATTTAATTTTTTTTTTATTATATACATAAATAAAAGCTGGTGATAGAACTAGTCAATTTGAATTAAAACTCATGGATATTGATAGTGACCATTTAGGTATTCCAGAAACGTCATATGATGCTGTAGTAAAAATGTCATCTGCCGAATTCCAACGTATTTGTCGTGATTTAAGTACTTTAAGTGAATCAGTTACTATCGATTGTACGAAAGAAGGTATTAAATTCCAAGCTGTTGGTGATTTAGGTGCTGGTAATATCACAATAAAGCAAGGCGCATCAATAGATCAAGAAGAATCTACTACTATTGATCTTCAACAAAATTGTTCCTTAACATTCTCCTTAAAATATTTGTTGAACTTTACTAAAGCTACTCCATTAGCATCATCGGTAACACTTAGTATGTCTAATGAAGTTCCATTATTAGTTGAATACAAAATAAATGAAGTTGGTTTTGTTAGATACTATCTTGCTCCAAAAATTGAGGAATAAATGAAATAAAAAATGAAAACAAAAAC